TTATATGTATTGTTTTATCTACCCCATCATTATTTTTATTTCTTAACTCTTTAATTGATAAAACAAAAAAAATAATTCCTATTATATTTAAAATTATTAATGAAAAATATCCTACAACAGTTAAAAATTTTGTCCAATTAGCTGCTTTAATCACAAAATTTATCATATCTAATCACTTCCTTTTTATAAAATATTGGTATTATTAGAGAACCCAAATCTGGGTTTTCATAATTTTCTAATATATTTTGCAAATATCTTAATTTAACAAACTTAATAAAGTATCTAACGGAGCTTTTGCTACAGTACAAGTAATTTCATTTTTCGGTATTCTTAACTTATGATTATCAACATCAACTAATTCGTATGTTGCATTATTTACTCTATTTATTGATACAATTAAATCTTTATCAAAAGGTTTACCTGAATCACTTATATATTTTGTAGGAAAATCTATATCTATATATTTTATAAAGAATGCCGATAATAAACTAGCAGAAAACATATCAAGTTTTTCAGCTTCTATTATTATATTTATTTCCCTTCCTTGTATTTTCTTTTTTATCTCATCTACTGTATTTACTCCAGTAACATTAAATAATTCGTCTATTAGTTTATAAAGTTTTTCTTGGTCTAATATCATAATTTCTTCACCTCTGTATCTCCGAATAATAATTCATGTCCTTCTTGAAATTTTTCAGCATCGTATTTTATTTTGTTTTTTTCATAATCTACTAAAAGATTTTTAAGGAATTCTATATTTGCAATTTCATCTATTAATTCTTGTATTTCATCAATATTAGTTATTTTCATTTCTACTATATCTATAGAATCTTTTAAAGATTCTCCTAAAGATTTTTTAGAAAGTTCATCAGCTATTTTTTCAGTCATATAATTTAAATGTTTAAATTCCATTCCAGGAACATTTTTAGCTTTTTTTATTAAACTAAAAATTATATTAGCTTTTAATGTTGAAAATATAATATTCCTTACTGCCATTATTTTTTCAAGATTCTGTTTCTCTTTATCAATTACTTTCATTTTTCAACTCCTATGTTTAGTTTTATTTCATTTGTTATTATACTAAAATTTTTTTTGTTTGTCAATAAAAAAAAGTCAAGCTTAGCGCTAAGCTCAACTTTAAATAAAAGGAGTGCATAAATATGAATAATCAAAATTGAAAGGAGGTGATTAATTATGCATAAGAAATTGTACACTAAAAAATTTTAAATTGCAATTTTGTAGGGGTAATGTTTTAAATTACCCCATATATATAAAATAAGGAGGTCTAAAATGTTAAAAATTAATTTAAAGAAATTATCGTTGAATTTTTTTATTTCTAAAAGGAGAGTAAAAAATGAAAAAAATAATATTAACTTTTAACAAAACAAATATACCATACAAAAAAATATAATGCAATTTTTAAAGATAATAAAAATTTTTCGCCGGCGCATTTTTTTATTCAAAAATTATTATTTTATTTTCTTGTAAACTTTGTTGAACATTAATAACTCTTTGATTTGTACTACCTCTCCATTTAATATCTAGACTTTTTTGTTCTAATATAAACTTGCCATCTATTAAAACATCACATAAACTTATTAACTCTAATTTTAAATCATCTTCTAGTATTTCTTCCCAAGTGAAGCCGCTCCATATCCATATGTTAATCCATGGACATTTTTCTTTTAATTTTATTATAAAACAAATTAAAGGTTTTATATTTTTGTGATAAGTAGGGTCTCCACCCAATATACTTAAACCAGATACAATTCCTTTATATTTAGTTAAGTAATCTATAATATCCTGTTGTTCTTTTTCAGTAAATTCTTTTCCGTAAGATTCGTTCCAAGTTTCTTGATTAAAGCAACCTTTACATGCATGACTACAACCGCTTACAAATAAACTTACTCTTATACCTTTTCCATCAATCATATCATTATATTTAATTCCAGAATAATTCATTTAATTCACCAGATTTTATTTTTTATTATATTTTAATTCGTATAATTCTTTTAACATTTCTAATAATAATTCATGGTCTCTATAACAGCCACATTTTTTATCAAGTTCTAAAAGTTTTTCAGAACAATGTTTTATAGAATCTTCTAAATCTTGTTTTGTATAATTCATTTTTTTACCTCCAAGTTTTTAATCTAAAAAGCCAGCATTATAACTGGCTTTAAATTTTAAGATTACCCCACGATAATCTAATGTCCTTAAGGACTATTTACTCGAGCAATATTATTATATCAAAGAAAAAACATATTGTAAACATTTAATTAGTAATATTCCAGCAACAAATATTAAAGTAACTATTATTTCCTCTTTATTGTTCATTTTGAATATGTTTCACTCTATTAATTACTTCTTGTTGTTTTCCTTTATTGAATGCACGAGCATTTGGTTGGCTAAGGTAACCGCAGACACGCCTAATTACCGACATTTTAGTGCCATCATGGTTTCCACAATTAGGACAAGTAAACCCTTCTTTTGAAGCAGTAAATTCTCCTTTGTAACCACAGATATGACATTTATCAACAGGTTGATTTATTCCCATATAATGTATTCCAACACTCTTTGCATATTTTAATATATCTTTAACAGCATCTAAATTATTTTTTAAACTATCTGTTTCTATATAACTAATATGTCCACCAGCTGCTAATTTATGACCAGGAGCTTCTAATCTTAATTTCTCAAATGGACTTATGTTTATTCTTGAAGAAACATGGAAAGAGTTATCATAGTAACCTTTATCTGTAATTCCTTCAATTGGACCAAATTCTTTAAAGTCTAAACTAGCGAATCTATCGCATAATGATTCTGACAATTATACCCCATCTTTCGATGTATTTATTTAGGGTTTAGACTATATCTTATTCTCATAGAGAATCCTCGCTTTTCCAAATATATAAATATATCTGTACTCTACTCACTTCCATCTTTCGATGTGTTTTCGATAGTCGTTAGAGATTTTTCAATTATTCTTCTATTCTTTCAAACAATATATCTTTTATCATTCTTTTGTTTAATATAGCATGTGATATATTAGCTTGTTGTATTCCGAAAAATAAACCAGCTTCTTTTTGGCTGTTAAAAATTTTAATTTCTCCATTAAAAGTAGCTTTTATTTTTGTTTTTATTTTTGGAATATATTTTACTTCAAATTCAAAGTTTTGTTTCTCTAAATTTTCAAAGTAAAATTTTTTATTTATTGTAGTAAAATAATAACCTTTTCTTCCTTTTTTTGTTTTATCCAAAGCTTTGTGTATAGATGATTTTGAAAAATTTTTAATTCTTCTTTCTGCTTCGGAAATTGAACCATATACTCCTACAAGTTCATGCTCGTTGTTATAACAAGCTATAGGCATAGATTGCGAATCTTCAATCCCTATATCATTTATCATTAAACCATCATCTACTGCTTTTTGAGTATTTTCTTTTACTGTAGTCCAATATAAATTTTCAATACTATTGTTTGTTTTGTTATTATCTAAATGTCCAACTATTGTATTTACTTCTGGATTATCATTTTTAATCCAAGCTAAAGCTACAATTCTATGAACTCTATTTACAGGTTTTACTCCATCTTCATAATAAACGTTACAATATACATATCCATTACGTTTATTTATTTGATTTTTTATTAATCTATAACCTTTATTTTCATATAACCTATAAATATTTCCAGTTTTTCCTACAAAATAATTTTTAGAACCATTTATTGGTTTTATTTCTTCCATATTGTTTTCTTGATAATAGTACATAAGAACACTTCCTTTTTTTATAAGTTTTCTTCAGTGTACCATATAATTTAAAATAATTGAAATTTACTACGGTATCGGCATGCCATAAAGGTTTAGCTTTTCTTACCAGCTTATTACGCTTGACCGTTTAACGAGGTTTTCATCTTAGTATCACTACTAAGCGTCCCACATATGTTTAGGAGTTGAATATAATGCGAATCCAATACTAGTTTCTTTCTTAAATTCTTGCACTTTGTTGCTTAAATGTTCTAATATCTTAAAAGTTTTTTTATGAACTTCTTCATCTTCTGAAAAATCTTTACCGTATAGTAATTGAGAAACTTCACTTAATCCTATATATCCTATAGAGATAGTTGCATATCCACCATATAATAAATCTTCAATTGTTTCTCCTGATTTCTTTTCACATATTGCTCCATTTTGCCAAATTATAGGAGCGACATCAGAAGTTGTTTTAGACATATAATCTATTCTAAATAAACTATTTTCTTTAGCTAATTCAAGAACTCTATCTAATTCTTTATAAAATCCTTCTTCATTTCCTTTATTTTTAATAGCTATTCTTGGTAAATTAATAGTAGTAGCTCCTACATTAAATCTACCAACTACTTTATCTTTTCCATTTTTATCAATCCATCTACTTAAGAAAGCTCTACACAATATACATATTATTTTCACAACACCATTAAGGTTGTATATTAGACTATATCTTCTACTGTTCTAGTAGCAATTCCACTTCGAGTAGTATTAATCTCTACTCTAACCAGCTTCTCTACATTCACTGGATAGTCGTTACACTTTCGTTTTTTAAACGCTTAGCACGGTATTACCATATCCTATATTTAGGACTTAGGTTCGCTTACATCCCCAATTATATCCCTATAATTAAACTTATTACTAAGGGGGAAACCGTTAGCCTTATATATAAAATATAAGACACCTCTTTAATATGAGTTCAAAATTGTTGGGCAGTATATTATCTACCCATAGGATAAATTACTCTTTCTTGTTCTATTTCTTCTTTTGATACAAATAGTATATCAGGATAAATTGATTTAGTCATACATTCAAAAGCTAATAATGATATATCATAATTAGGGTCTTCTTCGTTAAAGTTATGACCTTCACACATTGCATAAACAATTTTAGGGAAGATAGCAGTTTCCTTTTTAGCTCCAAAACCTGCCATTCTAGTTTTTAAAACATATTTTTGAACAAGTCTTCCTTCCCAAGAAGTTTCAGTTCCTATACCAATAGTAGTAAAAGGTGTTTGTCCATTTACCGTTGATAATGAGTTGATTTCGTACTCTAATCCTTGCATTGCTTGCTTAACAGATTCTTCCGTCATATCACAAGCATACTTATAGGCTTTAGGATATCTTTTTCGACATTCTTCATTATCATGTTCTATTACTTCTAAATCACATTCTTCTATTCCAGAAATATATTTTAATCCATTAAGATAATGTTTCTTAAAACTTTTTTTAATATACGGAACAAGAGTTTTATCTAAATATGGTACACTACAACCTCCAAAAGTATTAGATGAAACGGAAGCAATTATTTGAACTGTATGTCCTACTGCCACTTCAACGGAATTAGGTTCTGACATAAGAGCATTACCGATTTTACATCCGCCTTTTAACATTCTGGCAAGGTCAAAAACCTCACAGTTTGTAATTTGGAAAACAAGATAATCTAAATCATGTATATGTATTTCTCCTTTTATATGAGCCTCAGCTAAATGTTTAGGTAATACTTTATTTAAATAAAATTCTTTTGAACTTATTCCTGCAAGTAAATCTCTTTGAACACTTATTGTCTTTGAATCTTTATTTGCGTTTTCATTAAGTATTTTTTCATCATTAGCATTTATAAGATTGGATATTTTTTTATAAATACTCTGTTCTTTATTTCTTAAATCTTCTTTTAATGTTCTATAACTTTGATATGCCATAGCTACATCTTTATCAGAAGAACTCATTAGCTTTTTAACAACTAAATCTTGTATTTCCTCTACAGAAATATCTTTATTTAATTCTTCTATTTGGTGAGTTATTTTACTTATTAAATCTAAATTTGGTTCTTTAGATAAAGATTTATAAGCACTAGTTATTGCTTTATTTATTTTCTCTTTATCAAACTTAGATATCGTTCCATTACGTTTAATTACGTTTTTCATAAAATCATATCCTTTCTAGTTAATAAAAGGCTACTTCTCTAAAGTGTAGAAAAATAGCCGTTTTGTATTATTTTTTATGTTAATTAATTATATCATTTTAGACCATTTTTTCAAGTTGACTATTTATTAAAACATTCTTCTAACTTATCAGAAATATTTTTTGGAATATTACTTTTAAAATCTTTAAGTTTTTTCTTTTTAACTTTTATATCGCTATTTAGTTTTTGCAATTCACCTTGTTTAACTTTTATAGACATATTTTAATCCTCTTTTATATTACATAATTCTTTAAAGTAAGGAATATTAGTTAAACACCATTCACAAAATTCTCTCCATTCAGGAAGTCTATGATTTTTTCTTTGAAAATACATATTTCTTAAAGACATAATTGAACAAGTAACTCTAGCAGTTAGTTTTAAACCTACAGGAGTACTATATAAAATATTTAAAAGTTTTTCTTGAGAAGGATTTTGTGTATATTCTTTTCTAATTTCTTCCCAAACTTTTATTATTCTTTCATCTACATTATTAGAAAAGTCTTTTATTGTAAAATATAATATCTTATACATAGAACTGCACGAACTTACAATAGGTGAAAATATGTAACGTTCCCATTCTGTCCAAACTTTAATTGGAACTGTAATGTCAAAATTAACAGTAACTCCTTTTGAAAAATTATTTTCACCAGCACCTATTGGGTGACTACATAATCTTTTCATTCTATTTAATAATTTTTCGTCAGGTTCTTTATAGTCAGCCTCTGTTTTCATAGGAAATCCAGCTGCAATAAGGCTAGATTTTAAATCATACATTTTAGCATTAGATATAAAACCTTCAATTCCTTGTAATTCATAATAATCTTTTATTTCCATTATTTATCATCTCCATATTTATTTTTACAATATTTACTTATTTGTTCTTGTTTATATGTATGTTGAGTTAATAATTTTTGGTAATGTTCTTCTTTTGTTTCTATTAGTTTTAACTCATAATCTAACATTTGATTATTAAATAACAAATCGCAAATAAAATATATTCCAGCTTCTTTCCATCTTAATACTCTAGCTCCGTTTCTTTTAGTATCTAATATCGCATAATCTTTAGCTAAGTATTTCGGAGTTAGTTCTAAATAACTTTTTTCTTCTGTATCTCCATTAGTGTAAGTAAATGTATAAAAACTTCTTTTTAAAACTCCATATTCTTGTAATATTTCTCCTAATTGTTTAGCTGAACTAAAACCTAATGTTTTTGCTATTTCTGTAGTAGTATAAGTAGTTCTAGCAAATCTAAATTTGAAATTAATATAACTAATCATTTTATCTCTTTTTTCTTCAGCTTCTTTTAATTTCTTTTCTCTTTCTATTTTTTCTTCTTGTAATTTTACAAATTCTTTTAATGTAGAAATATAATCTTGTGGATATTGTGAATTATTTTCATATTTTCCTGTTTTTCTTATTTCTTTAAGGATTTCTTTAACTTTCTTTTTCCATTCTTTAGCTACTGGTTTTCTACTTTGCATTAAAACTTCATATAAACCATCTTCTGTAACAAGCCACATATTTCTAACCTGACCACTATAATGTATCGGTAAGGTAATTTTTTCTTCATCTTCGATATTATTCAACATTTGACCAACTTTTTCTTTATCATAATCTATCCACTCAGCTATATCTTTTGCTAAAAATAATGGATTTTCAAAATCTCCGTAAATTCTAAATTTCTTTTCAAACACATCTCTTTCTTCAATAATTTGTAATTGTTTGTTTTCTGTTTTTGTACTCATTTTTTATTCCTCGCTTTCTTTATTATTAGTTTCTTCATTATATTGATTACCGATTAATTGTCTTAATACTTCAGTTTTAGTTAAATTGTTTTTTTTAGCTATAAAATTTAATTTTTCAATAACATTTTTCTGAATTCTAAAAGTAATCATTGTAAATTCATTTTCTTTAATTGGTTTTTGTAATTTCATTTTTCACCTCACTTTAATTTTATAAATATATTATAAATCATATATTATAATTTGTCAATATAAAATATATAAAAATAAAAAAAAGACTAGAAATAATCTAGCCTTAAAGGAAAAGTGAAAATATTTTTATGGCACGCCAGATTTGATTCGAACAAATATCTTTCAGTTTTGGAGACTGATGTTTTAGCATTAAACTACTGACGTAATGGCGATAGGTACAAGGTTCGAACTTGTAAATCCAAAAGGACGACAGTTTAGCAAACTGTTTGCTTACCAATTAGCATAACCTATCATGGCAGAGAGTTAGGGATTCGAACCCTAAATACTTTTACGTATGCCAGTTTTCAAGACTGGTGCTTTAACCAATTCAGCCAACTCTCTATGGTCAAAGCGATAGGATTTGAACCTATGACCTCATGTTCCGATACGAAAAACATATTTAACTTTAAATAAGTTTTACATTTGTTAAACTTCGCAATTTAACTTTCTGTTTCAAAGAATCCTATTTCATATTTCTATTACTTTAGTTTTATATAATTCTCCACAGACTTAAATTCCCGTGTATCGAACGGTACATATCAATTACATTTTAGTTATATAAAACATGCATTCTACCAACTAAACTACGCTTTGATATGGCTGGAGATGACAGATTTGAACTGTCGACTTTGCGGTTAACAGCCGCACGTTCTAACCGCTGAACTAATCTCCAAAAATGGTATCTCTTATAGGACTCGAACCTATAGTGCTTACAAAAGCTTCGGTTTCTAAGACCGACGTGTCTACCAATTCCACCAAAGAGATATAATTATGCTTCCGCTAAGACAGCGTACATTCCTTACTGTTTATTCTTTTACGCAGAAGCCATTTGCAAGATTGAAACCTCTATCGAATGTACGAAGGATAGAGTGTGTCGTAAAATCGGAACTTCCTCTTGCTTAAGTTTTTTTATATAGAAGTATATTTGGTTTACATAAGCATCATGTAGACGCTTATGCCTAACCAAATTTCTATAATATAATTATAAACTATTTATTTTAAAATGTCAAGAAAATTCTTAAAATCTTGAAAACTATAATATTTCTCATTTATTTCAAGAATTGGAGCAGACATGATTCTTGATTTTGAACCAACTATCATAAGCTCTTTTTCGTTTTGAACTTCTTCGAATTCTATATTTTTATTTGTAAGAATTATTTTTAATTCTTTGCAATTAGAACAATTTTCTTTTGAATATATTTTTATCATATTATAACACTTCCTTTGGTAAATCATTTTTAAATCTTTTTAATTCTTTTGCTTTTTCAATAAAAACTTTTGTATCAATAATTATATCTCTTCCTTTTTTAAAATCAGAATCTTGTTCTTTAGTTAAAGGAATATATTTGTGTATTATATCACAAAGCTTTAAATTCATCTTTTCAAGGTGTTCCTTAGCTACATAGAAAGATTCTTTTTCATCTTTTATTTTGTTAGAATCTAATAAACTATATATTTCATGAAATAACATATAATTTTCACTTAATTCATCATAACTAAAAGTGCAAAGATTTCTATCTAATAATATTAATAGTAAAAATGCACCAGCACTAATTATAGGACCACATATATTAATATTTACTTTTACTCCTAATTGATTTAATTGTTTAAATCTATTAAGCATCATAAACATTAAATGAACGTCTCCGCCTTCAGAATTAAAATCAATATTTAAATATATATCTTCTCCTTCTTGAGATAACATTATTATATCATCGAATTGGGCTTCCACCTCATCCCAACCTAATCCTGTTTTAGCTTCTTCTGGTAAGTTAGTTTCAAATACAAAGTACATCATATTAATATTTCTTAATATCATTATTCACATCCTCTTTTCTTTCTATTAATGATAATATATTATTTAGTATAAAATTCTGAACCGTTTTAAACGACTCAAAAAATTCTATTCATTTTTTAATATAGATATATTATATAATAAAAAAATTTTTTTGTAAATAAAAAAAGATTGGATTTTATTTATCCAATCTAATACTAAACACATGTATATCTTTATCTTTAACTACCCCAAATAATTGACTAACATAACTTTCTGGAATATTAAGTCCACGACTAGCATATTCATCTGCTCCTACTAAACTAGCATTACGAGCATATTTATCAGTAATAAAAGTACTATGTATATGTCCAAGAACTACATAATCTATATATTCACGCCTTTCGTTAAATATTTTAAGTTTAAGTTTTGATATTTCATTATCTAATTGATTATGTTTTATTTTATCTCCATGTATAGCTAATATATTAAAATTATTATTAATATGTATTACATTCTCAAAAAGATTAAAACCATTAATATTAAAAGTAACTTCTGGTATTTTCTCAAAATTAGTCTTCAACATTTCGTATATCATATAATCTATAGAATTTTTAGCTACGTTATTTATATTAGTATGAAAATCATTAGATTCAAATCTACTTTCATTTCCTACTACTCCACTAATTACTATATCATTAAGTGAAAACCTGAATGATTCTATAAATTCTCTAATTAAATGAAAACAATAAATACCAGATTCTATTTCTACATACTGAGCACTACTTTTCATATCACGTCTATGTTGAGCATGAATAAAATCTCCAAGTAATATTATATGAAGAGTACTAATGTTATAAAGTTTAAGATATTTAATTACATTAACACTAAGTCTTGTTAATCTTTTTCTAGCTTCTTCAAAATCAAAACGATTTCCGTCAAGACTTACTGTCTTACCTATATGCCAATCGCTAAGTACTAAAAAACCTATATTCTTTTTTCCTTCTTCTCCTGCTAATTTCTCTTCTTCTCTTTCTGTTTCTGCGAAATCCATCCACACTTCTTCTCTGCTTCCACGAATTAAATCAAACATATTCTTTTTCCATGATTCAAATTCTTCTTCACTTCTGTACTCTTTTCTTTCTATACTTCTCAGAGCATTGTTTTCATCACGTAATCTTTGTATTACTTTCTTTTGTCTCAAGTACTCTTTTGTAATATAATCTGTTCCTTCTTCTATTCTCTCCTCTCTCTCTTTTTCTTTTTCTCTTTTCCATTCTTTTATTTCTTCATTACTACATATTTTATATCCTTTGTGCCACTCTTGATATCTTCCTTTTTTCCCTTTTAACAAAGGATTAGTATATCGTAATAACCTTTCTGTTATTCCTACTTCTTTACAAAAAGTACTAAGACTATCTACTTCATATATACTACCATCATTCTTTTTTATTATATACTTACTCATATACACCTCGCTACGTATTCATCATCACCTAACGTATTAAAAAATCCATACTTACTTTTCTTTTCTCCGCTATTACAACGTTCATTATAATATTCAGTATTAACACTAATTACTTCTTTACTTTTATCAAAATAGTGAAATAAATGTAATAAGACTTTATCATACACTATATTGCTTCCTCCAAACTCTAACCAACGAAAATCAAACTCGAAATCTTCTAAACCCCAACCTACAAATCCTTCATCGAAACCATTATACTCAAGAAAATCTTTTTTATAACAAGCAAATAATCCAGGAAATCTTCTAGGTGTTTGCTTAACTAATATATCAAGTATTCTATTTTTCATCTTATACTCTTCGTCTTTACTAGCCATTTTACAAGCAGACTCATATTCAAGCCCTCTAACTTTCTTACTAATTTCTTCAGATAAATAACAATATAAAAAACAAATCTTACTCTTCTCGGTTCTCTTATCATATACACTCTGTATAAAATCATCAGGTACTATAAAATCCTGGTCTAGAAATATAAGAAAATTTCCAAGACTTTCTCGTACTCCATTATTCCTATTTCTACTAAGTCTAAATCCCAAATCAGCTTGACTTACTACAGTAATTCCTTCATACCCATTCTCATTAAGCCATTCAATAAGTCCAGTACTACCATCATCACATAATACTATTTCATACTCAACATTACACTGTTGTCTTTTAATACAATCCAATGTAACTCGTAATCCTTCAAACCGATTATAAACACTAATTAAAACACTAATCATCTTTTTCACCTCAAATATAAGTATACAAAATAAAACACCAAAAGTCAATCAAAAAAATGCGCCAGCGGAGAAAAATACTTATATATTTTTTTTAACATAAATAAAACACCACATAGATATATAATTTTATTTCGAGGTACCGGGGTCTATATATAAGGATTTTTCACTTAGTCAATAAATTTTTACATATTCAATGTAATTTTATTCAGCTAGTAAATTTTTGATTAGTCAATTTAAGTACCTAGTCACAATAACAACCCCCTCGGTTTTATAAAGAGTTTCGAGGTACCGGGGTCTTTATTATATGAATCATATAAGTCATTTCTATTATATATAAATTAATATTAAACTCTTGCTTCTTCGAAAATATTTTGAGGAGGTAAAAAACATGAAAAAAGAGATAATAAATTTCATGATTGAAAAATATTTTTCTCATGATGTTGAAACAGTCTATTTCCATACAAAACATATTTCTAAAGACATTATGTTCTTTAAAAGTATGTCTAAATTCAACGCTTTCAAAAGAGATGGCGTTGACATTCCAGAATGGAGTGAAGAAGAGGAAGTTGAACTTTCTCACTTAAGAAATGGGGAAAACTGCTATATGTATCATGAGTTGGAAGGAGGCGAAGTAATATTTATTAAGTTTCCAGCAGAACTAATAGATTATATTCTTTTAAAAGATGATATAGATTTGGAACAAAAATATCAATACTATATTAACAATAGAGAATATAATTCTTCAAATGTTGGGTATGGTTTTAGAGCTGTAAGATGGGCTGGCGCCTATAGAACAGCAGAAACCGTTAAGACAACATTTGAGGAAATGTTGGAATGGGAACTTAATGAAAAGAGAATAGAAAGAGCAGCTGATGTATTCTTATCAGACAATTTTTATGATTGTGGCGGCAAAGAATATGAAGCAGATTTTTATTCTCAAGTGAGAAATCGTATCGCACATGCGATGTCGGAAGATGTTTATATTTATAGAAAATGTAAACTTGGATTTGTCTATGACTACTATGACATCAGAGAAGTTTATGAACAAGACTGTTATAGTAGAATAGACAAAAATAAAAGAGTTTTGCTTAAACCTTCTAATTGCAACATAGATGATACAAATAAGTTTTTGTATTATTATAGTGAAGAAGAAGGTTGCGCTAACCCAGAACACAGAGAATGTTTCTTAAAACTGGGAGCAAAACCTTTTGCTGTAATCGTTAGAAAACCAGAAACTTGGGTTCACCAAGAATGGTTGGATGTAATAAGAAAGGAGGTTGATAAAAGAGGTCTAACATTATTTGTATATGACTTCTAGAACGAATAGAGTTTAGTGTTTATTCACTAGGCTCTATTATTTTGTTTTTATATTACAATAAAGCCACTCCTTTTTAATATATTTATAATTAAAACTCTTGCACCTTTGAAACAAAAAAAGAGCTAAACCTCAAAATCACACTAGCTCTTCTTTCATTCAAACTCCTTCAAACATTCAACTATAAAATATAAAGGAGGTGATAACTTGAAACATAACAACAATTACATCTTAGTTCCAATGTGGAATGGTTCCAAAGCTATTCTACCACTTGGACTTTATAAATATTTAGTTGAAAATCACTTTGATTCTTTCGACTTATGTTTATAATAAACTAAGTATCTAATTAAGAGTTTGTTTCTCTTACACTAAACTTATTATAGTTGTTTTTTTGTTATTTGTCAACTAATAAAAAACAAATAACTAAAAAATAATATTAGAGTTAGAGTTCTCAAGAAAAACTCAGAGGAGGAAAAAATGTCAAGATATATCAACTTTATTAATTACAATCTAACTTACAACGAAAAAGATGAAGATTATCTTCTTCAAATAAACTTAGATAAATTTTGTAAAATCTTAAATTCTAAAGGTATTATTTCTAATTCTGATAGATTTGAAGATATATACAAAAGACGTGAATTTGAAGGCAAGGTAACTTGTCACATTCACATTTGTAATGAAGAAGTTGAAATGAATGAAAACAGTGAACTTTTTGTTGAAGATATGGTTATGAAACACCAAACTAATCATATATTTATTGGAGTTAATCTTTTAGATAAAACTATATTTAAGATTGATTTCAATAAACAAAACAAAAAGATAACTATAGATGAGTTTACAGATATAGTTAGTAAACACAAATTCATTCAAATTTACCTAACAAAGGAGATAATACTAGGAAAAGATTTCGGAAAAAGAATTTATAATCTTATTTCTAAAATTAAATAAAATATTAGGGCTTACTCTTAATTGAGTGAGCTCTTTTATTTTTTCTCTGACAGCACATTTAAGCATATTCTAATTAATATATCTATATAATAAACTCTTGTACTTTTGAAAATATTTTAAGGAGGCAAAAATATGTATAATAAACTTGTACGTTTTTTAGCAAATTTAGTTTTAATTGTGAGAGTAATAATAAGAATAGTAAAAAGAGCTACTATTCAACATGGACCATTTATATATCAAGAATATGAATGGTTTCCAATAGTTGCTATGTTAAATGGCTATGGAACGTGGATTCTTATATTTAGAGCTTTACAAGAATTCATTATAAAAATAGATAGAACTTTGCCTTAATTGGTAAGGTTCTATCTATTTTTTATTTAATTAACCATTTAAGCCTTTTCTTTTATATATAAATATAATTAAAACTCTTGCCTCTTCGATGACTTAAGTCACATAAATTAAGGGAGTTTAGCACTTAACTCTCTCGAACTAATTAAGTGCAGCTAGTTCTACTAGCAAAAAGGAGGAAATATTATGAGAACATTAGGAGTTATGACTGGAATTACAATGGAAATAACAAAGGAATTAGATACAAGAGTAGCTAGTTACTTAGCAAGACTTGAAATGGCTTGTAAAGAAAACAATAAAGAAATATGGAGTAGAATAAAATCTACTGTAATATCTCTTTTAATAAAAGGAGCTATTTCTTCTTTAACTGACAATTCTGTTATAAATACTATTGCTGACACAGTAGTAGCTTATAACTTATTCAAGGATATCTTACTTGTTAAGAAAATCCTAAATAAGGCTGAGTCATATTCTGATGAAGAAGTGTTGAAAGAAGTAGAAAGATTGAATTCAATAGAATTTGACATTGAGTTCTAAATAATTTGAGCTTAGCTTATGCTAGGCTCTTTTTACTTAACATATTATTCCAGTCAAGCCTTTTCTAATTTATATATAAAAAAAATATAGGTGCTCAGCACTCAAGCAAGCAAGCTTAGGCTGGGAAGCGTTTTGCATTTTTTACATTTATTTATTAATAAACTCTTGTCTTTTTGAAGATAATAAGTGGTATTATCTTGTTTGTTTATTTTATTTTTTTGTTTTCATAAAGGAGGTTAAATATATGAAAACTTTAGGAGTGTTTGTTGGCATTGGTTCTGAAATGATAAATGAAGCTGATAACTTATTGGCTTCACAACTATCTTCTTTATACATGGCAGTAAAAGAAGATAAAGATAAATTAATTGCTAGATTGAAAAGTCTAGCGATTAGTTATGGACTTAAAACTATTGTTAGTAATCTTACTGACAATAGTTTGATTAATTCTATATTTGATTATAATTTCATTTTTCAACTTTTTAGAAGTGCTATGCAAGTAGGTAGCACAATTAAGAAAGCTGGAACTTACTCAGACGATGAAGTTTTAGCAGAAGTTGATAGGCTAAACGAAATAGAGTTCGATTTAGAATTCTAATATTGTTTAGCCTAATACTAGATTTTAAGAGTTTGCTAGTATAAATATTAAACTCTTGTTTTTATAAAAATATTAAAGTGGTTCTCATATACCACTTAGGACAAATATGAGGTAATTGAAAGGAGAGTTATTATGTTTACAGTTGTAGTGCAAATAAAAGGATTAAAAGATATGTGGTTTACTGGTTTAAATAAGGTTCAAGCTGAAGAAAAAGCTTCTGAATATTCTGAATTTAGTTATACTCAAATAATTAAGGAGGATTAATCATGAGAAAAAAATTAGAATTAATGGCGTTACTATTTGTAACGCTTGGTGAATCTTTTAATAAAGAAACTTATAAAGAGCTTCTTCAAAAAAGTTTTATAATAGGTTCAGGAGAAGCTTCTATTAGTTTTTTCTGGGATTGGATTAAATCAACAGGACTTAAACTTAGCTCTGTTGAAAAAGTTTTTAATTTATTTAAGTTGCAGGTTGAAAATCTGCTTGCATATTAAATAATAATAAGTCCTAGACAAGACTATAAACTGTCTAAACTTTTAAAATTTTAATCAAAATAGGAGGAATATTATGTCAAATAAAAAAGTTTTAGTAGAAAACAGAATAAATGATTTTTTAAATAATGCCAAAGTAGGAAATCTTGGATATATTTGTATAAAACTTAATGGAAATAAAGTAAACTATTTTAACATCAATGATGTAGAATGCGAAAATGGTTTACAAAAACCATTAACAGAAGAAATAGCTGATAAAATACTATCAGCTAAAAGAATAAATGTTGACGGTGATTATTATGGAGAAGGAAGGACAGGTTTTCTTATCGAAGACCTAGACTTCATAACAGAATATTAAAATAAAATTTGGAAGTTGCTAGAGTAAAATCTAGTAGCTTCCATTTTTTAAATTAGGGAACCATTAGCATAGTTTCCCCAAACCCCTTCACGCCTGTCCCTTGATAATAAATTCTGGCTTAGCCTTAAGAGTTTGTTTCTGGGACAGGCTATTCAAAATTCTGAGTTAACATTAAAGCATTCTCTCCAGAAAAAAAGAGACCTGTTTTCATTAAAGCCTAGCAAAAATAATGCGCTGGCGGAGAAAATTAAACTCTTGCCTTTTTGGATTAAGCCATACAAATATATGGATAGTGTTTATAAAACGCTTTAAAAAGCCTCTCAGAGCTTCAGTGTTTAAACATAGCATAAACTCTGGAGTTGATAGGTGATAGATTGGACTAGTATTAGTATGATTTCAGCTAAACAAAATAGCTATACACTATAGCTTGATTTAATTTAAGTATAGTACAGTATATACAAATTAGACTAATATTAGATTTTGTTTTACTGTTAGTATAGTATAGAGTGTTATTTTATGTTTATACTATACTGGGGGTTAAACTAGTACGACTATGCGTAAATCCATAGGTTATATTTTTAGTGTATTTTTAGCTAAGTGTTATTTTATTGGTATACAGTATAGTATACAAAAAGAGAATAAACAATTAAACTTATGGATTAATGCTATGTTGAGAATAATGATATGATTTAAGCTAAATTAGTTTGATTATCAAAGTAATTATTTTAGGTGCTATCATAGAGTCAAAATCTTAATCTTAGAATTAGTGAAAAATTAATTTTTTGTTTAATACCAATGATTTATGATTTTTGATAATTGTGTCTGAACGGGGGTAAAAAGTAACACCAAGCTCCTATAAGAGACGAAAAAGTAATTAGTTTGATTATCAAAGTAATTTTTAGTTTTCTCTTTGATATCAATGGTTTATATAGATTTGAGTGAAAATAAGTTTTTGCATTTTTCGCTGGCGGAGAAAAGTGTTAAGTTTAGACCCAGTCTAGATATAAAGATATATTTTTAAACTCTTGTCTTATTGACTAAAAACATAAGCTAAGCTAGAAGTCTTGCATGTTTGCTTGTGTTTTGTGTAATGATTGTGTTATGTTTTGCTATATGTGAAATACAAAGGAGGTTTTATGAAATCTTGTGATGTATTGGAAATGGCATTCAACGAAAATGCTGAAATTCATAAGTTGTTCTTGCAAAAGAAGAATTTATGCGACTTTGACTTATTTAAGCTTTTATGTGATGAGCTTAACTTTAATATAAGAGCTGGTGCTGTTAAAAAGAATCTTGCTAGTGTTATTGGCTTTGTTGGAATTTATCTAAGTGCGGAATTATGGGACTTTGATAATTATAATATATAAGGAGGTAGTTATGAAAATATGTGTAACTGACGGAAATAAGGTATTTGATGGCGATGTAATAAGCTTAATTGCTGAGCTTAAAGAAGATTCTAGCTTCGCTGAACTTTGGAATGAAGCAGAATCTAAGTTTGATAAAACAAGCTCAATGCTTGATTTAGAGGCACATTGCATTATTGAGATGATAAGCTTTAGATTAGATTTAGACCATGCTATTACTAAACAAGAAGCAATTATGTTTTTATTAGAAATACTTGGGTAGTGAGTGCTACCCTTGGAATTATGAGAGGTTGAGGAGGATTTATATGAAATTAAGTGAAATGATTAGTAATAGCCGTAAGAAGAATGCAAAATATGATTGTGTTGACTTGAGCTGTTATTACGAATCATGGTTTTATGGGGCTTTGAATCTTAAAGCAGTTAAGGAGGGTACAGGAATTGGAGGTTCCTTTGCTAACTGGTTGCTAGAAATGGCTAGAGTTGCGGGTTGCGATATGAAACTGGCTAGAATTCTTGGAAATAAGATTCAACAATTGGCATTAGATTCGAAGCATGATGGTTCTGGAGCTATGAGTGATACAGTATGGTATAAGATTTGTCAATTGAAGAAATTTAAAGGTAGCGCAATAGAGCTAGAAATGGCTATTTGCGAAATCTTAGATGAAATTGGTTATGATGATGTAGCTGAAAATGATTGGGAATAAAGTCATTTTGGATATAGCCAGAGATATGTGACTTAGTCACGTTTTTAATTAAAAGGAGTTGGTTTTTAATGAATAAATTCGAAATTAAAATAAAAGGAAATAAATTAGATTTGTTTTTAAATGATAAAAAATTATATAGAGATATATTATTTATTAAATCTTACTTTTATTGTAAAGGATATAATTCTATTACTGAAACAGAGGGTAGAAAAAAGTATCTTTCTTTTGGTTTTAATAATCCAGATTGGATAAAAATAATTTCTAATATAGAAAAATGGATTGATGAATTTAAGAATAATAGATTTAAAGTAGGAATGTTTCAAACTAATGATAATTATAAAGATGTTCCTTATTATTTAATAGATACTTACAGTAGTAATAATTGGTTTCTTAGAGATAATAAAGTATTTATAGAAAGTGAAGTATTACGTAAACTTTATTTGATAAAAGATAAGAAACTGTTATTAATAAATGATAACAACAAAATTTTTAAAATTGCTAAAAAGATGTGTGATTTATTGCAAATAGATTATATAGTTTAGATGTTTTATTTAATATAATACTTAGGAGGGAAAGAATGGAAAACTTATTTAAGACTGAAGAAAGAATGGCTATGAGATTTATTAAGAGAACTCTTAGAGAAGATAGAGAGCTACTTAGAAGAGTAATGGCATTAGGTGAAAGAAAGAGTTTTATTAGAAATATAAGAACAATGATTGCTTGTATATATGCTAGTACTAGTGATGTGCATGACGTTAAAGAGTTTTTTGAAAAAGCTCTTTATTGTCGTGAAAATATGATTGGAGATTAATATGATTCAGTTTGATAATTTTAAAATGGTATATATAAAGAATAGATTTAATAATAATGATGTATTTATCTTTATATATTTCAAGAGTAAAACTGATAAGAGCTATTATATGATAGAAGACATTAATAAGTTACTTAGTAATAACGGATATAATAGTGAGATTAGTGAGTTTAAAAATAATAAAAGAATTAAAATAAGCTTTATTCAGAAGAGTGAGGTTCGTTTATGTAAAGAAGCTTATGGTATTTACTATAGAAGTATTGCTTTTGAAATAAGGAATATGTTATTAGACTTTTTATATGGAGATTTTTTCAATGTAGGATTATTTGATTGCATTGAAAAAGTTTGGAACTTATATCTTAATGTATCAATGTGTATATTTGATTATATAGAAGTTACACATAATGATAGTTATTGTGGAAGATATTTCTTTAGAAGAAAAAAAAGATATGAAATAAGAAATATTCTTAGAGAAAGATTACCTGAGATTAAGAAAAAGAGTAGAGGTAAAATTGTTAGGATTTTGAATAATGCAATTAATAATGAATATATTGTAGGATTAGATATTAAATTGTATTTAGAATGTATTGAAACTGTATGTAAAGAACTTAATATTGATTATGTAATAGTAGATTAAGTTCTTTTTTTATTGTTATATGAGGAGGTTATTTTATGGAAAATAAGAGAATATTAAATGATGAACAAATAGCTTTATTAATGGATTGTGTGAAAGTAGCTAGACTTAAAAAGTCACATAAGGGATATAGATTTCTTGGAGAAGGAGAATTATACAAGAAATTTAGTAAAGAATTAGGAATAATAGCTAATCCTGTATGTATTACTGGAGTAAATAAGGACTTTGATATGGCAAAGGCTACTGAATTTTCATATGAACCTGAAGTTATGAGTTTTGAAGATTATGAAAACTTAAAACTTGAATTAAGTGAAGAATCTAGTGCTGTTGAAAGCTCTGAAGATAAATTAATAAGTACTAAAACAGTAAGTGAATCTCAAATGGAAATGTTTAAAAGTGAATTTGAGAGTGCTGTAGCTGAATATAATTTAGAAGTTGAAAGTATGAAGTTATTAGCACGTATTAGCGGTACTAAATTATTAGTTAAGTTTAGTAGTAATGATGAAGATTGTAGTTTTAGTATGGAATTACCATTTATAGATAAAAATCTATGGTGTAAAGTAAGTGGTAATTTATATAGTATGGCTTATATGCCTTTGAATCTTAATGAATATGTGTTAGGAGCAGAAAACTTAATGCTTGTTCATCCTTATCAATTTCTAATTAAGAAAGGGCTTATGAGTAAAGCTAATAAACCTTATGATAAAGATTTCTTCTTAGGAATGATGAAAAAGAGTCAAGGAGGGATAATCAAAGCTGTTCAGTCGAATATTGCTAGAACACTTCGTAATGCAAAAGAATATAGTTGGAGTGAAGTTAATAAGACTCCAATTATGTGGGTTGATGATAGTAAGAGCGAATTAGGTAAATTCTTACTTGAAAATAATATCCAACTTGATTTTAATTATAATGAATTACTTGGAGCTCATGGTATGAGAGGTATTGATATAATTACTGGAAGTACTTCAGCTCCTGGTAAGAGATGTAAGGTTGCAAAGAACTATTATATTAGAAAGAACAATGGTATTTTTGAGTTAGTTAAGAACGAAAAAGCTACTGAAGATATATTTGATTTTTCTAATGTAATTAAAAGTACTATTTATCCTTGTTTTACTAAGACTTCAGCTAAGAGAGATAATAGTGCTACTATCAAGGATACTAATGATTTATTGTATCCTAGTCAATATAAAAAGAGATTTACTATTAAAGGTTAATCTCTTGCTTTTATAGTTTGTTTAATATATATAATTTGAGGAGGTTTTATATATGAATAGTAATTTTTTATTTCAAGATTTAAGATTTGGAAAAGGAGGTTGTAATGCTTCTGAATGTAAAGAACTTAAAGTTTCAGTTAATGAAAACTGGAATGAAAGTGATGTGGTATTACTTAAAAGTATACCACAAGGAGAATTAACTAAGCTTCAAACTAAGTTTTTATTAAGCAAAAGATGTTTGAAGATAACTAACGATGAGGGAATTGAAAGCATAATAGTTGTACCTCATGGAGAAGTTAGTTTTAGTAGAAGACTTGGAGAATTAGCTGAAATATATTACAAAATTCAAACTCTTGAAGATAAAGAAGCTAAGAGAAAAGGTTTTGAAAATTTCTATACTAAGTTATATGTACTTAGATTAGAAATAGCTAAGAGATTATTCAGTAAAAGATTTTCTAGAAAATACTTATTTCACTTCGAGGGAATTTCTGGAGTAGCTTTAACACATTCACGTGGTATTGATGAAATATTAGTGCCAGAATGGAGTGGTTTGAAAATAGGGGATTATGTTATGGTTACTAGAGACCCTATTCAAAATATAGTAGTGGTATGTAAAGTAGTAGGATTTACTCCTAATCAAATAAGAGTAAGTCCTGATATGTTAGATAGATACTTGGCTGGTGATTGTGATGGAGATAAAATACAAATAATATCTCTTGAAGATATTTATAATATGAACAGCCAATACTTTAGAAGAACTTATGAAGAGTTCTATGATGAATGTATGAAGTTAATACCTGGAGATAACTTTGGTTATACTGATATGTTAAATGAAAATATATAAGGAGGATTTTTATGAAAACAATAATAGCTGGTTGTAGAGATTTTGATGATTTTGGTTTTATGAAAGAAAGTATAGATATGTTAATAAATTTAGGCAAAGTTAATATTACTGAAATTGTTTCTGGAAAAGCTAAAGGAGCAGATACTTTAGGAGAAAAATATGCTTCTTTAAATAACATTCCAGTTAAAAAATTTCCAGCTAATTGGAATTTATATGGTAAAAGAGCTGGAATTTTAAGAAATCAAGAAATGGGTAATTATGCTGATGTTTTGATAGCTTTTTGGGATAATAATTCAAGAGGTACAAAACATATGATTGATTATATGAAAGGATTAAATAAACAAGTTTTCGTTTTTAATTTTAATAAACAAAAAATTAAATATATTAAAAATGGAAATATATTTAATAGTCATTGTGAATATATTATAAATCCAGTTAATACTGTTGGAGTTATGGGAAAAGGTTTGGCTTTACAGTTTAAAAATAAATTTCCTAATAATTATTTTAAGTATAGACAACATTGTCTTAATGGTAATTTAACTATTGGCAAATTACTTATAACTACTGAAAATAATAAGAGAATTATTAATTTTCCAACTAAACAAGATTGGGGAAATAATTCTGAATTAAAATATATAATTCTTGGATTGCAGAAATTAGAAACAGCAGTTCAAAGATATAATATAAAGTCTATAGCTTTTCCTAAAATAGGTTGTGGACTTGGAGGTTTAGATTGGAATACTGTTCTTTCTGAAATAATTAAATTTTCTGAAAGAATAAGTAATGATATTGTTATTGAAATTTATATATAAGGAGAGTATGTTATGTACAAATTATATGTAGAAGATATTTTGCTATTTATTGGAACTATTGCTGAATGCGACGATTACATCAGTAAGAATATGTGTACTGGATATTATATTGTTAAAGTTAAAGGAGATGATAATATGAAACAAGTTATGAATTTTTGGAAATTGGATTTAGCTGGAGAAGATAAGTTTGAGAGTTTAGTTGTATTGGGTTATTTGACTTTTAAAGACAATGGAACGCAAAGCACTATTTACTATGATTTAAACAATAATGATTTAGAAGAAAGATTTGTTGAAAATGGTTCTAAAACTCTTTGTGGAGATTACTTCTATGGTACAAGAGAACAATACTTACATTTTCTAAACAATGAATTTTAGTTTTGTTTAGACCTAGACAAGTCTATAAACTGTCTTTTTTGCTTATTTTATATTTTTATTTGAATTAAAAAAGGAGAGTGTTATTTATGAGAATGGTAAGAATGTACGACGGAGTTGTACTTATTGAGGCTTGTAATAAAAAAGAAAAAGAAGTATTAGCTGAATTAATATTTAGTGGTTTTTTCAATGGAATAGATTTTGCATTAATAGAAAGTCATTTTATGTTAAAACCTAATGTAGATGTAGAAGTTATTGAAAAATGGCTAGTTGAACAACTTGGATATGAGGTTGAACCTTTATTCGAGTTCTAGTTTGTTTGGTTTCAGAACAGTTTTTATTTCGTTTTGGTGTTAAAAAATTCGCCAGCGAAATAAATTCTGTTTTCTATTGGTATTAAAAGATTTATATTTTTGTGATTTTTATGATTTTTAAGGTTAAACTCTTGTTTTTGTATAAAAATCTAGTTTAGCCTTATTTTATTATAGTATATTATATATAATAGTATGTTATTTGAACATACCGATTGAAAAGGAGAGTGTTTTTATGTCAACATTAGTAGAAAAAATTAATCAAGTGGTAATCCCTAGCTTAGTAGTTAAATGTGATTTATGGGGAATTGAATTAGAACAATATGGCATTTATCCTAATGCTGTAGATAGTTTTGTTGTTTCAGGTGGATTTATTAGAAAATCTGAAAGTCTTGTTAATAAGGAAAATATGGAATATAGAACTGCTAGTCTTGGTTCTAAGATGATTGGTAGTTATAGAGATAAAGGAAGTATTACTGGAATTGTTGAAGATAAATATATGATAATGTGTGCTATGGTGTTTGACAAAGAAAATGAGAAAGATAATTTCTGTAATTTCTTAAAGACTATTAGAACTGAACATTATGTATATGCTAATAAAACTGGTGATAAGTGGCAAGTAGCATTTGAACCAGATGTAATAGCAGGAACATCTACTAGTAGAGATAACGTTAATGCTCTACTAATAGACGGACTTATGGAATTAGATTGTATAATTGAAAACAAAGAAATATCTATGTCTCTTGAAGAACTTTCTACAGTTACAATAGAAAGTCTTGCTGATATTAGAAAAAGAGATTGGGAATTATTTATAGTAGAAAAAGAAACTATGAAGAAAGTACATAGTTTTGGAGAACACTTAGTAATATTTGAATACTTTTTCTGGCAACCAATGCATGATAATAATAGCTATATAAGCAAAAAGAAAATAAATTGCTTATATCACCAAAGTGTTGACGGTTTCCAAATATATATGCCTAGTGTATATGAAGCTATTCAAAACAGTGTTGACTATAATTCTGTTAAAGAGGATATGCTTTGTCTTGGAGTAGACTTCATCAAAGATTACGACCCTAACAAAGCTGATGAATTAAAGGCAATTTTAAATCCAGAAAGTAATGATTGGGAATAATTTTAATAATTTAAGTTTTTAATTTTAAAAAGGAGAGTGTAGTATGAATAATATGAAATTATATGCTGTTGTATTTGGTAATGAAAGTAAAGTATTTTATAATTGGGACGAATGTTCTAATTTTGTTAAAGGTAAATCTGGAATGAAATACAAGAAGTTTAATAACGAAAAGGATATGAATTCTTGGATTTCTGAAAATCTTGAAGTTGCTTCTACATCAAGAGAAGTAGCTAAAAATTTATATGATGATAGTGTTATCTATTTTGACGCTGGTACTGGTAGAGGTATTGGCGTTGAAGTAAGAGTGACAGATAGTTTAGGTAATAGTCTTATAAACAAGATTGCTATGTCTGATAGTTTTCTTGATTTATGTGATAGATATGGTTTTATAATAAATGATTTTGGTAATGTTCAATTACCAGCTGAATTTACTAATAATTATGGAGAAGCACTTGGTTGTATATTAGCTTATAAAATAGCTAGTTATATGCCTAAAGTTAAAACAATACTTGGTGACAGTGAATTAGTTATCAAGTATTGGAGCAATGGTGTGATTAAAGTTAAGAATGAAAAGACAGTTAAAATGTTACAATTCTTAATGAAATTAAAGGAATCTAGTTCTTTAGAATTAAAATGGATTCCAGGTTCTGCAAATATGGCTGATTTAGGTTTTCACAAAGAATAAATTTATTATAAAAAGGACGTGGTATTTATGTTAAAAGGTTTTTTATTTGTTGTTATTTTAATTTTATTATTTGGTTTAATATCTTCTCCAGAAGTTACATTTGGACCTTTTATTGTAATAGTTGGATTTATCATAGCTGTTATATTTATGATGAAAGGAGATGATTAATATGAGAAATGGTTGCCTATATTCTTTATTAGTAATAGGATTATTTCTTTATCTAGTTCAACAATTTGGACTAGGTACTGTTTTAATCTGCTTATTTATATTTGGATTATTTCTATAAGGAGGCACTTATGAAAAAATTAGATATATTCGGTTTTGTACTTACTTTTATTTTTTGTACTTATTCTATTTTACACTATCTTATTTGAGGAGAGGGTTTTCCCTTTCCTCTTTTTTTTTACTTCCACTCACACATACATCTTACTTTCTTTTCACTTTAAAAACAATTGAACGTTCACTCAACTATTCCGCCAGCGAATTTTTTCTCTCTATTTATATTTTTTTTTAAACAGCAGTAGTTTTTCTTCTCCTTCGCCCTTGGCATACGTCGAAGAAAACTATTGTTTCGTCTCACTTTTCTTATTCTCACTTCGCCCTTGGCATCCGTTCGGAAAAGTTCGACAGTTCGTGCTTCATCCTCACTTCGCCCTTGGCATCCGTTTCGGCGCACTCACATTTATGGCTTTATGAAATTTTTTATTCTTTTTTTCTTTTTTTATTTTTTTGTATTTTCTTATTTTTTAAAAAATACATTAAAATAATTAAAGCACAAGTAGCTTCTGGTTCTTGTGTAAGAATAAGAAATAAATACACGTGAACGTGCGTGTAATAAAATGCTTGTAGGAACTAGTTTAAACTAGATTGCACTAAAGCACACGTTTAACCAGAGTCATCGGGGCGTTTTTCATTAGTTTATCGCTACATATAAAGTAAAACTATGTCACGTATGGTTTATTATATGGTGTACCTTAAACATCATATTAGGTTATGTGAAACCTGGAATTCACATCGAGTTTGAGGTGTCTCCGCACAAACACCTCATTAATATGTTTGGAAAATTTGGTTTAATATAAAGATAATATAATACGAAAGAGGGTGAATATATGGCAAAGTTAACAGCTGGAAATTTACTTGGAGCTTTAGGTTCTAAAAGTCTTGACGACGCAAGTAAAGTTGGAGCAAAAGTAGCAATAGCGGTTACTAAGACTTTAAAAGATTTAAAAACTGAAACTAAGTTAGCAATAACAGGAATCGGTTTAAATATTGCAAGCAATATGTTAGATTTAGATAGTCCATTAAATCCTGTTGGCTTAGGTGAGAGCGGGATTGACGCAATGGTAGGACAAGTCGGTAACTTGTTAACATATGGAGCTGGAGCTAGTGCTTTGTATAAGTTTGGTAAGAATTTAAGTAAAGAACTAGAAAAAGATTATACCGATGACCAACTTATAACAGAGTTGGGAATACAAGATTATGTTGATGAAGAAGAAACTGAAGAATAGGTAGAACTGTACCTGGTAGAACTGTACTAAAAATATAATAATATTAAATTTGAAAAGGAATAGGTGATTATTAATGAAAAAAGTTATAGGAGTAAATTACAAAGATTATACAAATACAGTAAATATGTTAAATAGAATTTTGGCAAGTGGAAACACTGAAAGTGCTAAACCATATGAAGAAAAATTATTAGCTATGGTTGAACCTTTTGGTGTAATGGACCCTAAATTAGTTGCAAGATTAAATTATCTTAGAAGTGAAAAGGACCCAGAATATGCTGAAGAATTAGCAGGGTTAGAAACAGCTGAAAAAGAATGTTTTATTAAGTTTTATAAAGAAGTTGGTTCTCAAGTAAGAGCTTGTATAAAAGCTGAAATCGGTGAAGATAAAACTCTTAAGCTTAACAGAAGAGAAAAAATAAGAGTTAATTATAATGGTGTAAAAACAGCACAAGCTTGGAGCGGCTCTCAATTAATGCCTGGAATTAGATTCTTTGAATATCCTGTAGTTGATTATTCTGAATCTGATTTAGCAGAATTTGAAGCTGGAACTAGAAAAAGCTTAATGTCTTCTAATAGTTGTGTTGCAGTAGCAATTACTACTGAAGAAGATGAAGTTACAGAACAAAAAATTGTTAGAGTAAGATTCTTTAGTTTATGTTATGATAGTATAGATAAGAAATATAACACACATGAATGGTTAGTTACATTCAATGTAGTAAAAGCTATACCTAAAGATAAAGTAGCAGAAGCTGACCAAGAATTAGAAAATACTCTTGATGATTGGGCATAATAAATAATAGGTACAGGTGTTTTTACATCTGTACCTTTTTATTTTTATTCTAATTGTACCCTTAATATCCCTTGCTCTGAAAAAAATAAGGGTACGTGAAATCTCTTTTTTCACAAAATAGAGCCGATAGGAGTTTGCCTCCTCATCTCCTGTCGGTTCAACCTCCTCTTAAAGATACAATTAGAATAAAAATATTATAAAGGAGAATAAAATGGCTAAAATTAACAATATACCTGAAGATTTAAAAAAATTTGTAACTTTTGACGGACCAAATAATTCTGGATACCAAATGATACTTGAATTTCCTAATAATTATGGAGCTAGTATAGTAAATAATATTTATAGTTATACAAATAATGATAATGAATTTGAACTTGCAGTACTTAAAAAACATCCAGAGAAACATGAATGGGCTTTATGTTATGAAACTGAAATTACAAATGATGTAATTGGTAATCTTACAGAAGAAGAAGTAATTGAAATTCTTTATAAAATAAAAAATTTAGTAGATAACATATCATATGAATTAAAAAATATATACTATAATTAAACTTATGTTATAATATACATTTTTCTTAAACATATAATTATAGAAACAAAAAAATAACAAATTTTAAAAACGAAAGGATTGTGATTTTAATGAAGAAAATGTTATTTGTTGATGAATTTACAAAAGATAATTTTGAGGATTGCTTGAAGCTCCAAGATAGATTTCTTATAAGTGATAAAGAAGACATTTTCTTCTTTAGAATTGCAAAGATATCTGACGGTAGATATATATTAAAAGTCTACCAAGAAGATTTAAAATGATATTAGCCCTAGCTTGATTATATTATTCCTTCCTCCTTTGGAGTAATATAATCAGCTAGATTTTTTTTTAACGTAGTATTATGCTACTTAGAAAAACTATTTAACGTGGTATAGAAGCGTTTTATTGTTTTTTTAAAAATATAAGTTTTAAAACAAGCACAGAAAAATCGGAGGCAAAATGAGTTTTTTTAATTGGCTTGAAAAAGAACAAGCACAGAAACTTAAAGAACTATTAAGTGAGTTTAATATTTGGTTTGAGAAAAATGTAACTATTACAAAAACAGAAATAATAATGTCTAAAAATAGTTATGAAAAAGATAATAAAACTATTTTAGAATTTGGAAAATATAAAATAGAAATAGAATCTAAAAAAAAATGTTTCTCTGAAGTTTTTTATATTTATGATGAATTTTCATATAAACCTAAAGTTAATTTGTTTTTTAATTGGATTAGAAGCAAAAAACTAAAATTTGTAAGATTAATTTTAGGAAAAAGAGAAATATTATGTTTTTCCACGACAAAAAGCAATAAAACTTTTGAAGAAACAGATAAGAAATTCTTTATGGATATTAAGACTGGAAAATTCATAAAGAAAAAAGTAGTAGAGAAATTAGATAAATTTAAAGATTTTCAAAATCTTTTTAGTAAAAAAATACAAAAAGATTTAAAAGATTTGTTTGAAGAAAAAGTTACTTTTTTTAAATCAGAAGCTTATAACTATATAGTTTTTTTAAATAAAGAATTAGTAATAAGATTAGAAAAAGCTAATATTACATATATAGTTAATAATCAAGCAGAGAAAATCAAAATAATTAAAAAAGAAAGAGCTTCTTTTAT